CTGCGCTAAATGCCGCTCCAAGCGCCGTAGCCTCAGTCACTTTTGGGATATGCACGGGGAGCCCGGTGACATCTGCTAGTATCTGCGACCATAGTAACACTTCTCACTTTTTTCGTGAAGGATTTTCTCACTTTTCACCTCAATGTAAAAAATGAGAATTTTTTACACCTGTTAATGCCTTTTCTATGTTTTAATAGAAAAATAGCAGATTTATTTAGCTTGTCCTTTAAAAATTGCTAATTTAGCAACTTTTTTTGGCAATAGTTCTACGATCCCATAGTCTCTCATCTTTTCGGTATAACTCTTTATACTCTGTGTATTGCTCGCATGACCTATCATACTAACAAGCGATTCAATCTTTTTCTTTTTGCAAGCTCGTGTGAATTTGTACATAGAGTATTTTCTTACAAGCTTATGTGTTCGCCATGTGCGATAGCCAACAAAATTGATTCCATGCTTCACTTTTTCTATCTTAAATTTTGATAGCTCATCTGACAAAGGCTGTTTCTACATCTATTTTCATTTTATCCTTTCAAGATTCGCAGGGTTATCACCCTGCTACTGAAGGAATCAGGCAGGCACGCCCACCCACATGCGTGTGCGAATCCGTGCGAGGGTGGATCAAATTCCGAGTGCGAACACCAGAAGGCGCAGCGAAGTCCCAACGACCGCCGGCAAGAAGACACATTGATGCAGTCTGATATCTCCAGAACCCATCATTTCCAAATCTAGCACTTCCACTAGTGCTTAGGGCTGTATCATCTTTTGGAATTCCTAGGCTATCTATCTTGTAGCTATTGGTAGTTCTATCTATGCTTCCACTATAGAATTGATTTGTTCCATTTCCCATAGAAACTACTGTATTATCAAGTGTTACAGGGATAGAGACTGTATCATAAAGTGTTGTATCATAAGCATTAGCACTACTTAAAGTTGCTATATCTACAGACTCTTTGAGCACCATATGCACTCCATTTGTATCAGTGATATATCCACTTACAACCTCCCACATCAAACCGTTTACATCTGCTATACCGCACTTTTGACCATTGTGTGTGATTTTAGCAAATACAGCATCACTGACACCGCCTGTAAGACCACAGTTGCTATACCCACTTGATGTATATACTACACTACTATCGTTTGCATCTCTTAGAGCATTATTGTTGCACCCTTTTGGTTGATACGGTGCCACAGTGCCCCATGCACATGAGCTAAAGTTGTTGTTTCTGTGACATGCTTGATAGTGAGCATCTGCAAGATCTGCTAACATGGTCGCTAAAAATGCACTTATGAGTGAAAAATCATCCCCCCTGCTTTTTACCGCATCATACATCCCATCAAGTCTATTAAGAGGAGCTTGTCCGTTTGCAGTGCAAGCACTAATAGGATTATGATCTGCGCTAGTTGAAGCAGGGTCTAGGTTTCTTTTGCTTACAAACATATTGTAATCAATGCCACCTTTGTATTTATCGACAAATACACCTGCTACTTCTACACCATTGTTTATGAAAACTCGTGGGAGCTTGTAGCCTTCAAGTGGGGTAGCACTTACATCTATTCTTTGTCCATAGTGGGGTTCATCCACATCATAGGAATATTTCACATAGTGTTTTGGCACCCATACCATCACAGATCCGCTAAGGGCATGTATGTAGTTTCCATAGGTGTCACTAAGTGGATTCTTAAAATCCCCGATCCCAACCATTGCGTACATAGAAGCGATTGCATCAGGTGCAACTCCCACACCAAATCCAAAACTCCCAGCCTCTCCTATATTGTTCACATTAGGAGTGATAATAGTCTCAAGATGATTCACTACCTCATTTTTTTTTGTTTCAATCGCAATTAAACTATCGTTTTTCTTCTCCTCTATTTGACTCAAACCTCCGTCAAATCTCTCCAATAGTTCTGTTTGCTGGTCTAATAACTCCCCTAGTTTTATATTTAAACTCGCATCAATTGTTCCCATCTTATATCTCCTCTTCTATAGTTTGTAACTCTTTTAAGCTTATAGCTTCTGCTATTCGCACCTCTTGTTTGTTGCAATAATCCCTTTGTTCGTTGATAAACTGCCACATCTCATCTTTTTGTGTTTGAGTGTACCCTTGAAGATGATTAATGTTGTTTTGTTTATAAAGCGGGTAGAGTGTATTAATCGCAGCTGCGACTTTATCTCTTACTTTTTGTACAAGTCTCTTTTTTGTAAAATCAAGCTGGATGCTATTGCCATCCCAAGAGCTAAACTCACTCATCCTATTTTCGTTTGCTTCCATCCAAACCGCTATCTTTTCATCGCTTGCATCTACGATAAAAAGAGTTTTCCCATCTTGTAATGTGTGTATTTCACACTCCTCTTCGCTTAAGTTATACAAAGCGATATTTTCATCTGATACAAAATATTTCATCTATGCTCCTTTTTTTAATTTTCAAATTCAATGCTTGTCGTCCAGCCATTATCGTTAAACTCATGCTGAACACTTTTGATTGAGTACTCTCCATCATCCTCAATACTGCCTACCAAGTTTAGTTTTCCACCTGCAAAAATAGCTTTACCTGTCGTAGTTAGACTGCCATCTTTAGTTCCACGATTAGCTTTTTCAAGCCTTGCTTTTGCAACACTAATAGCCTCTTTAGAATCCTTGAAGCTCCCATTTATCCGTAGTTGTGGCTTTGCGTCATTGGTTTTTACCTCCTTATCTTGATTTTCTTTTGTATCACGCCAAACTGCTTTTGCACTCATATACATAGTTTTATTAGAGTGTCTGATTCTTAGGTTTTCACACTCCTCTGCTGAAATTACAAAACTAGGCAATGTGCTAGATTTTTTCTCATCTTTCACCCTCTTTAAAAGCGTCAAAGTATTATTTTTTACACTAAAAATAAGGTTGTAGCGGTCTGCTATTTTTTTCATAAACGCTAAGTCGCTTTGGTCATGCTGTGCTATGTAGCTTATGGCTATATCTTCGCAGTCAGACTTGACATTTAGCTTATGCCTTGAAGCTATTTCGGTTGCGATAGCTTTTAGATTCGTGTCTTTGTATGCCTTATCTTTTTTCTCTTTTAGAGTTTCCCCAAAATCAACACCGGTTGCAGTAATAGTTAAAATGTTATTGTTCTCACGCTCAGTAGTTTGAACTTTGAATGCACCCATAAAAGCAACGCTTGTCTCTTTGTATCCAAGCCAAACTTTTAGCTCGTCTCTATATCTTGGTCGCTTCCAAAGCCCTATAACTTTTAGAGTTAGTTCATCTGATAATGTTCCGTCTTCATCTTTAATGCTGAGACTAAGCATATTCTTTTGCAGAACTCCAGTTACATCTGTACCATTGGCGGTGACCTTAAATATAGGTGTCAGCTCCATAATGCTTGAACCTCCTCTGTCCTTGGCGGTTGCCAATCAGGAAGCAAAACAACATCTCCACTCTCCAAAACTTCTTTTGTGTGCAAAAGTGGATTAGCCAAGAGTACAATCGAAAATGGCTCCAATGTCTCATAGTGCCTAAAAACAATGGCGTCCAATCTGTCACCGTCAGTTGCGATATATTCACTCATAGTAACCCTCTAGAGTTAATTTTATATCTTGTCTTAGCGGACTTCCACTCTCATCAAAGTAGCTTTTTGTGATACTAATCTCTTCTATAGTAACTCTAAGAGCCTCACCAGTTGGAAATACTAGCCATACTGGTTTTTTGCGTTTAGCGATCTCTTCAAACTGCGTCAAGAAACTTCTACTCTTATGATAAAAGGTAGCGTCCAAATCAAATGACTCTTCCCATTTGCCGACTGCAAATTTGGCAGGATGATTGCCTATACGCTCATGTTTTGCATAGTGGAGTTTCAACTTCTTTTGCGTTGTCTCTACATTTCTCAGCTCAAAAGAGTACTCATCAAGCATACAAACCATTACGCCACATCCTTGAATGTTCTATTTTTTTGGTTTTGCTCTCTACGCTTTAAAGCCTCATCTACTGCTTTTTGCACATCTACTCTCAAAGCTTCTTTTTCTTGTGGAGTTGTGACTTTTGGATTGTTGATATTGATAGTGATATTGAGCGTTTGGTTTTTTGTGTTATTTCGTGGTTTCACAACAGCAGGACTTACCTTTGGAGTCACAACCGCACTTCCAACTTGCGGTTTCACAACAGCAGGACTTACCTTTGGAGTCACAACCACACTTCCAACTTGCGGTTTCACAACAGCAGGATTGACCTTTGGAGTTACAACCGCACTTCCCACTTGTGGTTTCACAACAGCAGGACTTACCTTTGGAGTCACAACCGCACTTCCAACTTGCGGTTTCACAACAGCTGGACTTACCTTTGGAGTCACAACCGCACTTCCAACTTGCGGGTTCACAACAGCTGGACTTACCTTTGGAGTTACAACCGCTTCTTGTACTTTGGGTGTAACTACAGGTGATACGGTTGGAGTAGCAGTTGCTATAGTTCCAGCTGTTGCAACCGCTACAGTTGTATTAGTGATAGTTTTAGCTAAAGAGCTTTTAGGTTTTTGTTCTTTGTTTTTCTCTTTCTCTTTTTCTTCTTCATCACCGCCAAATCCAAAAAAGCCCCCGATAGATTTCCCTAAATTGCTTAGCATCTTTATCCCACTACTTACAAACTCAAACTTGCTCCCAACCCAATCAAAAAAACTACTCCAAGAAGCCTTTATATCATCCCAAAAAGTATAAAGCAATACCCCCGCCCCTATGACTGCACCTATTACAATTCCTATAGGATTAGCCAATAGCACTGCATTAAAAAGTTTTGCACTAAGGCTTGCTATGGTAAAAGCATTTTTCAGTGCCAAAAACCCAGTTACCGCATAACTGGCCACAAACCCCACTCCACTAATAGCTATAGAAGTGAGTGTAAATCCGGCTGCAAGTGCTAAAACCACTTTGATACCATCTCCTAAAACAGGGATATTAATAAGTGTGGCAAATCCACTGCTTACTTTTCTGATCACTCCTACTACACTATTAAGTGCAGGGAGTAACACACTTCCAAAATTAATAGCAATTTCACTTATACCATTGCTTAAAAGCTTGAGATTGTTTGCGGTGGTTTTGCTTCTGTTTTCAAACTCTTTTTGCATAGAAGAAGCATATTTTGTTTTGTCGCTTGTAAGATTAAGAGCCTTTTCATAGTTTTCAAGCCCACCTACAAGCAGGGCAATATCATCACTATATTCAGCCCCAAACAGATCAGACAACACTCCCATCTGCTCATTTTTATCTATTCGTTTTACCGCTTTTAAGAACTCATTGAGTCCACCAATACCATCTGAGTCTATCTTTTGTTTTAAAGTTGTAGCATCCATCCCAATAGCCTCTAGTGCCTCTTGAAACTTTTTGCCCTGTTGTGGAGCAGTTTTTAGTTTAAGTAGTAGGGCATTGATGCTGGTGGCCGCCACTTCGGGCGGTTTACCAAGAGCGATAAAAGCACTACTTAAAGCTCCGGCTTGAACTGATGTGAGTCCAAAAGTTTTAGCCACCCCACCAATTCGCCCTAAAGTACTTACTATATCAGAAGCTTTAGCTGCACTATTATCGCTTAAGTGATTGATACTATCTCCTAGATTTTCTACCTCATTCATAGATAAACCATACACATTCATCAATTTTGCGATACTATCCCCAGCTTCGCTAGCTGACATATCAAAAGCGGTACTCATCTTAGCTACTGTAGTTGTAAAGCTTAGCAGATTCTCTTTTGCAATCCCAAGTTGTCCGCCGCTGGCTGTTATCTGGGCTAGTTCATTGGCCGACAGTGGTATGGTTTTTGACAAAGAGATCAAAGAGCTTTCAAACTCTTTAAACTCCACATCATTAGCAAAATCAACGACTTTTTTGACATCCGCCATAGAGCTTTCAAAATCAATAGCTACTTTTATAGGGGCGGCTATAGTTGCACCGATTGCTAGTTTTTCCATCAAAGAGCTTTTAAATTTTTCACGACCCTCTATGATAGTATCTATTTTTATTTTTCGTGTGTTGATTTTTGATATGGCATTTTCTAAAAGTGCTATATCTTTTATAGCTTTTTTATACTCTGCACTATCTACTTTTAGATTTGCTTTTTTAGAATTGAGTTTAGAGATAGAAAGGTCAAGTTTTTTTACGGCATAGCTACTATTTGCTAAGGCTTTAGCTCCGCTAAATACACTCCCTATAACAATGCTAAGACCTATCGTTTTTAAACTCATATTAAATCCTTTTTAACTATACTTTAAATATGAAAAATGAAATCATCACACTTATACTTTTTTTCAATGCTATTGTTATTTATATCTTTATCCCAAATGATGGGTTTGGATATACACTCATAGCCTCTTTTTTTATCTCTTTTGTCCTGTTTCCAATCACCGCTTTAGAGTATCTACTCCTTGAGATAATCATTGGCTTTTTTGACAAAAAAAACAAAATCACTCACCCTTAAAGACAAACAATCACTGAAACTAAAGTGCAACACATACCCCAAGTGGGCGATACCCTCACGGGCATCATCCCAGCTTATGACAAAAAAGTTTGTAGCTTCTCTTGTACTTTTTTATACTCTTTAAACGGAAGAGTTTTTATCTCTTCAACTGTATAGCCTGTAAGATTTGATACAAGTGTTACCTCTTTGAGTGTATCACCGCTTATTGTATCCACCGCCATAATATCCCCAAGTGTCGGCTCTCTTAGTTTCTCTATTACTGCACTTGCTTCCATATTTCCCCCTTATCCAACCAAAAATTCTCTTTGAGCCGTCCAAATATCCGTACCATCGATTTCACAAATCATATTGTCAATGTCAATTAGTACTAGAGTCTCTCCATCCTGCTCATACTTGAAAAAATCAACCGCCACTTGAAGTGTTGATTTAGCCTCTTTGCCGTGCTCACCTTTTGGAAACTCGAAAGTATCTACATGACCTTTTAGCGTCACTGTTATCTTTCTATCCGTTGCGTTCAGATTTGTATTTGATTTGACCCAAAATACCGCCTTTTCATTTTGGCGTTTGGTTATAGCTGTAAAATATACTTTATTTACCTCGTTTAGCTCAAATCTGGCTTCCATCTTTTTTAGTACAGTACTGGTTACACTGTGAGTAGCAACACCGCTTTTTGCTTCAAAACTCTCAAACTCTATCTTTGGTAACTCAACTGAAGCCGTGTTGGAAATAAAACCAAGACCTTCTACAAAAACACTGCAACTGTTTATAATTTCAGATTTTCTTATCATCTTCTACTCCTTATGAAATCATTTTGATTAAAACATCGCCGTATCTATCAACATAAGAGAAATTAACCTCTAGTCTCTTAACAATAGGCATATTTTGCATTTCTGCAACTAGATAAAACTTCCCTGCAGTGATGTTCGCTCTTGTGTTTTTTTCTGGATCCCAGTACACATTAAAACCAAGTAGCACTTTTGAACCTTTGAGTGCTAAAAGCATCTGTTCTACGGAGTCTTTTACCGATTTTAAGATATCTGCTCTTCTATCTATCGCCCAAAAAAGCCCATCCAAAGCCGCTTCACATACTCTATCAAATACTCTGACTCTAGTATGGTCTTGCCAAATAGGGTCAATATCCGTAGTTTCTCCGCCCCAAGCCCTAAAACCGTTGTATCTAATAACTGTTCCTATGCCTTTTGTTCTTAGGCGGTCAGCTTCGCAGTCTTGACCAGCGTTAAACTCGATGGGTCGTGCAGTGCCACTTATGCCGTTTATGACTCTGTTTGAATGACTATCAGCAAAACCATACTCCCACTGAGCGTCAGTCCAAGCGATAAGACCTGCAATTCTCGCACTTTGAGGTTGCATAACCTCTGTATTTGTCAGCGTGTCCCAAACTTTTACATAAGGGTCTTTTAATAGAACCCTGTTTGTGCCAAAGCTTTGTGCTAAAAGTACCGCCGCTGTTTCACTATCAGAATTCAAATCAACTATTGCCATTGCAAGAAGTTTTTGTGCTACGCTTGTCATCTCCGTGGAAATATCCAAGTCATGACTAAAACGAGGTGCTATGATTAGGTTTGGTTTGTAGCCAAACGTACTAGCAACACTTTTTAGAGAATTTAGACTCTCTATAATTTCACTTTTTAGAGTGAGATCATCATAATAAAGCTCAGGAACTTTGCCACTATGTATAGCACTCAGTTCTACGCATTTGATGATTAACGGACTCTCTACATTTTGGTCTTCTATACCATCAACCGCCTCTCTGATAGTTCCCTCTAGTTCGCCAAAGAACTCTTTAGCTTTTGAGGCAGAACCAAAAAACAGTGGTAAACCTGCTTTTATTTGTGCATATATCTCTTTATGCTCCGTGCTTAGATTCGTGTCTGTAGTCGGCAAAAGCACCGTCCCAACACAACCTATAGGCGTGCTACTATTTATCCTGATTGGTCTTGCGGCATTTACGCTCGTTACCGTATTTACTCCATATTGACTAGCCATTTGTGATTACTCCTTTCTCTATAAGTTTGTTTGTAAGCTCTGTTATAGCTCTTGCATTTGCCATGATGCTAAGATTTTGAAAATCAACCGCATACTCCAATTCACTAGTGGTGACATAGTCGTGCACTTTGAACACAACCTCACCTGCCTCACCTAGAACCGCCACTTTGTATGTAAAACTGCCACCAACTCCAGCTACCTTAGCCACCTTAGGCGTTTTTGCAACACTTACTACTTTTGTGCTGCTTCCATCTATATATAAAAGTGCGATACCATAGATATATTTACTATAGTCTATATCATAAGGCAGAGCTAGATGAAAGGTCAAAACTCCATTTTCATCATACACCGCACTTTCTATATCTAGTATCGCAAAGATATGGGGGCTTAGTGTTGTATAAGATGCATTGGTATTGGCTACCAAATCATCCACCGTGGCATTGACAAAGTTACTATCTCCTATGAGTGCAAACTTTGTCACGCCGTTTTTTAAATCTGTATTGAGGATATCAATCCCCTCACTCGTAGGCAGTGCAGTTATAGTCGCCATGTTAATCCTCCTTGTAAATTTATTTCGCTATTTTGTGCAGACAATGCATGAGCCAACAAGTCAAACTGCAGTCTATACACCGCCATATTCGTATTGACGATTGACGCTTC